AAACACAAGTATTACCAGCACCGTTTATTGAAGCGGCAGGTAAAACATATTTAGCAGACTTACAGTCGGCTATTGGTAATTTAAAAGGAGCAGATCTAACTAAAACTTTAGGTCCACAATTTGTTGCTCCTACATCACAGATTTCACAAGAAGCTCAAGCATTAAGAGGTGGTCTTGGGTCTTTTGCACCGTTCTTACAAACAGCAGCAGCTACAACAGGACCAACTGCTTATCAACAATTTTTATCTCCATTTCAAAAAGATGTTATTGATACAACATTAAAAGAATTTGATGTACAAGCTGC